CTGGGTTTGCACGGCCCCCGCTACCGCTGTCTTACAAACATCAGAATTGTTTACAACAACACTTGGTGAGTTTGCAGTGGGCGGTGTATTATTAGTTACAACAGTTGACGACACTGTATTAGTTTCACCAAATGCAGATTTTAAAATTGCAAATATTATTATGAATACAAGCAAAGTCATTAGAAGAAAATTTCTTAACACTTCCAACGTCTCCTTGCTTGTCTTAATCTTGAATTAGGATCTTTAGCAGCTTTAGGAAATTTTTTCATTTGTCCTGCACTTCTAGCACAAAAAGACTTTCTTCGCTTTGCGTCTTTTGATCCTGGTTTTACTTTGCCTGTTACGGCTGTTTTTAATTTAGAGCCCGGATTATCACGACGATATTTGGCAACACCAGCTTTAGTCATTCCCGCCCCTTGTTTAGTGGGGCGGAAATATTTCTTAGTCCTTGGCGGTTGTTTGTCTCTTTTTCTAGCCATTAGCTCAACGATTCATACCTCTTTATGCATTCAAGCATAATAAATGTAGAGTCATTTGCAGTTTGGACAGGTATGGTAATTTTTATATCACCAGTTACACCAGTTGATTTTGGATTTGTAATACCTCCAAAAGAGCTAAAATCATAATCCGTATCACCATTTAAAAGTAAAGCTGTATCATCTGTACTTGCATCAAAAGCAACTAAAGCTGAATCATTTTGTGCAGTTGTTGAAATATTACAACGAACTTTTTCAATGTCTAAATAAGTGCAGGCCTGACCTAATTTGTTAGCAGATAAAGCAGATGCATCAATAGTAGTTACACCTCCATTACTGCCATCACTAATGTGATTGAAACTAAATACAAATCTACGATCTGTA